TACGCTACGTCTGATCTATATCCCATGATGATCTCCCTCTATTAAAATTCCACGTTGATCGAAGCGCCATCCGTTGATGTCGCACAGGTCTATGAAGTACTCTTCACTTGTGTAAGCTTCGTACTCTTCTTTGAGTTGTTTGTATATGCCGTCGGCATAAGCTCGCGCTCTGCTCAGCACCCACGCATCGAGGTCATTGAACAACTCATCGGTATGAATAGAGTTAGCTAACTCTTTCACATTAGCGCCCTCCAAGATACCCCTATCCATAACAGAGTCGTCATCTGCATAGCTGATGCGATCGTCTAAGCCCTCGGTAACCATAGTCCCGCTGTGGCTGTAATAGAACGCATGCCTGTTGACGTTGACCTTCTCTTCGCACCAACCATCTTTGATTAGCTCACGCAACACAACGTACTGTGCGTAGTCATCATGCTCTGGTTTGTTGTGGTACTCAATGAAGTCCGCAAGATCAATGTATCCTGTCCACGATGCGCCATCACCTTGTGAGTGAAAGCCATTGAACTGAATCTCGTTGATTGAAAACCCCCTTGCGGGGGCATCCTCTTTAGCTCGTGCGTAGATCTCTTCGTACCAATCATCGGGCGGTTGCCCGTACTCAGTAACAGCGTGTTGCTTGGCATAGTTAGAGAGTTGTTGAAACGCAAGTGATTGCGTAGTTGTGTCCATGTTGCCTCCATTAGTCTACTGTGACGCTGAACGTGATGCTGTCTTTGATCGCGGTGCGTACGATGTCCTCGAAGTCAAGTTGATCTATTGCTGATGTAACCGCATCGCTTACCTTGTCATCGAAGTCGAAGTCATTGACCTCGGTATTCGCAATGTCGCGGATGTCATCTTCCGATACGTGATACTCGCCATCGGTGTGATCGCTGACCACACTCTCTGCAACATCTTGGGCTATCTCGCGTATCTTGTTCTCGAAGCCATCGTCAATAACTCGCAGGGTGCGGTGACTCATCAGTATCTCGTTGACCTGTGCTGACACAATGTCTTTGATGTAGTTATCAACGAGCGCCATGAGCGTGGTCATCAGCGCTGAAGTGGGCATTGATGGTTGAGTGGGTGCGACTGCTTGAGTTGCTGTGTCTGTTTGAACTGTTTGTTCCATGATAAATCTCCAAAAATTAAAAGAATGAAAATAAAAGTGTGGTCAATTGACCACAAAGTAAGGATGACCGATCTTTTTGTTATCCCCCTCTCCAATAGAACAGGTCAAGGATTAAGACGATGATGCCCAAGAGCATCACCACGCGTTCGAGTTTCTCCCATCTATCGTGCATGACGTATCTCCGTTAGGTGGTATTTGTAGATGTTGTGTCCCATGAGCGTGAAGCTCTCGCCATAGGTGCGTAGTAGGTGGCTAAGACTCCCCGCTGTGAACTCGGACGAGGCGAACCCTTTCAAGTCGTATGCGGCAAAGCACATCAGGAAGTCGAGCAGTTGGTAGTCGTCCTCTTTTATGGGCTTGATGCGTGGGGGTTTGAACTTGAATGGCTTGGGCGTGTAGACGAATGGGTTGTCCATACCCGCCTTCACCCACTCTTTCTTCGTTGGCTTAGTTATCGACATCGTGTATCTTCCTTTCTACTATTAGTTTGCTGATTGCGGTGCGTATGGCAGGGTCAAGCGGAGGCGCGTTGCGTAGCACCATCTCTTCCAGAAACAAGTTGTTGGTCACCTTGTTGTCCGTCACTAGGTTGTCGTACTCGCGCCATGCTTCGCACACCACGCATCCCTCTGACTGGTCAGGGCAACGCTCGCCCCAGTAACTCTCGATTGCTTGTTCAATTAAGTTCATTTCAGTTTCCTTTCAATAAAGTTTTCTGCCCAGTTGGAGAACAACACGGCTCCCCTGAGTTCGATTGACCAAAAGCCTAGCGTTGCAAAGAACACTATTGCTTCCGCCACGCTTGCCAGATGTACTACGCTCAATACGAGGCGTTCTCTTATGCCGCACGATGCGAGGCTTTCACTCATGCTATATCTCATCTTCTCTCTCCTTCAGTTATGCCCATCTCTGGGCGGTACGTAATAAGCAGGGGTATCTTCCCTGCCTTGTATATAGGCGGTAGACCCGCCCACATCTCTCTGACCCGAGTGAATACTGCGGGTGATATGTAGTCCGCCCACCTTGAGGATGGGGGTCGGCTTGGCTTGAGCATGAAGCTCATCTCAGCGTGTGTTTTCTCATGATTGAGTAGCCCCATGTACTCGTGGTAGAACGTGGCTTTATCTACGTAGCCCTTGTCTCTGGCGTATTCCCATGCCCTCTTTGCGCTGATGATCTCGCGGGTGATGGGGGCAATCGCTGTCCTTAACTCCACCTTCCATGCCTTGAGCCACCGCTTGCGGGCTGACATACCTTGCTTGTTGCTCTCGTTTTGTGCCTGCTTTTCCCTGAGGTGTTTAGCCATGAGTGCGTTCATGTCGCCCGACTGAACCCTGTTGTGTATCTCTTTGGCGCTGAGTTTTGATACTGGTTTGCGCTTGGGACGACAGTTTTTGCAATGCTTGGATTCGAGCGTCATGCGTACATTGCCTGCTCTGCCCCATGCTTTTGACTGTGCGTACGTGGCGAGGTACGTGAACTCGTTGAGGGGGCGCGACTCCCCACACTTAGCGCATGTTTTGATTTGCATACTATTTCCTTACAATTTTAGGCTAACTGACCCACTTGTGTCTTGAGCATACCCACCACTTGTATGGGCATACCCACTTGATGATGACCACCTTTAACCCGCATGAACATTGAGGTTGACTGGTATTTGACCACAATACCCACCATTTTTCAAGAACACTTAGACTAAGAAAAAAACGTGAACAACAAGACACACCCAGCAATACAAAGATATATATATCTAAATGAAATTGTATTTATATATGTAGGTATTGTGGACGTGGACATCGCAATCGCTAGCATCCATGCGGGTTACAGGATGCCCTCGTGTGTGTCCACGCTTGTTAAGTGGTGGGTATGGGCAAAAAAACAACACTTTTACCCTACTTCTCCACAATACGTTGTGGAGAGATTGAAAGTGGTCAATTGACCACACTTAGATGAGGCGCAGTTGTTTGGACTCACGCTTGATTGCTTCCCACTCGTCCATGCCTTCGAGGATGCGTTGCTCACGCAGTTGTGCCTTGTGTTGCATTAGGGCTTTGTGGTTGCGCTTGCCTAGCTCGACCATCTCCACGTACTGTTGGCGTAGCTCTTTCATTTGAGAGAGGGCGTAGTGTTTGTTCTTAGACGATTTGCTCATGATGTATTCCTTAGATTGACATTAAATAAAACAACGGGCAGACCTCGCCCGTTGTGCTCTCCGAAAAAACTGTGGTCAATTGACCACAATTAGATTGCCTTCAAGAAACGGCGTTTCTCACCTGCGCTCAATGCGTTGAACTTCTTGAGCAAGTCAGCTACTGGGTCTGCCTTGTTGTCCGAACCACGTGAGTCAGACTTCGTAGGAAAGTAGTAGCGAAGCGCATTGCGTGCGTCACTCTTGCGATCGCCATCGAAGGCTATGGTTTTCTCGCCCCGATACACACTCTCGCGCACCTCGCACTCAAAGGCACTAGCGATCTCGCCCGCTACTTCCAAGCGCACCACGAACTGTGTCTCTGGTGATAACTTGTTGTAGATAGGTCGATACTCTGCAAGGGCTTCACCGGCTTTCCGGTTGGCTGTGAGTGCGGTACGAAGTGATGCGAGGAACTTTGCGTATTGCTTGTTCATGATTTGATTCCTAAATAAAAAAGCCTCGCTACGTGCGAGGCATACGATCGGCTAGGCAATCCCCAACCGATGCATCTAGTATACCACAAGTCGTTGCCGTATCCTATTGACAGTGGTCATTTGACCACACCTGAACCCCACCCTACCCCCACCAAGCCCTATTGGGGTGTGCTATGGCGTCATGGTGTGAACACTGTTTCGTAACCACGATTCAATTTTTAAAAAATCCGAAGCAAACAACACTGTACAAAATCCCAGTATTGCAGACCCCACCCCCTCAAACCAGAAGAGGATTGAAATACCGCTATTTCAATCCCCCCAAAAATTTTATAAAAATTTGGAAAAACCTCGTGGCGAAAAAAAGCCCCGGGTGTTTAGTCCGGGGCTAAAGATGGCAACTGGAAACCATCAAGGAGAAGCAATGACTTGCGTCATCACCGAAAAGAAGTGTACACTCTCGCCAACGAGGAAGCAACTGAAAAGGATTCCTACGCATGTTAGATCACTTGGTGCATTTTGAACCTGAGGTCACCGCTCGGGGAAGCTTTGAAAAACTGGACGACGCGACGCCCAGTGATGTTCTGTCGGCGCAAGTTGCCACAGAGCAGTGGTTAGCAGAGTTGGGTGTGGACGACGACGAAGTAGTTGCTAACCAACAACAGACACAGGCTGCGCGAAAAGCGTTCAACGCCGTGACTACCAACGCCAACACCGCGGAACAAAAAGCTAACCTTGCAGAGCTAAAGTCCCCAGCGGCAGTAAGACATCTGACAGGTATGTTGGCTGCATACGACTGGCAGTTTATAGATATGGCGCAGGAGATCCGGGGCTACACAGTGGCTAAACTGGTTGAAGAGACGAAGTCCCCTAACGCCAACATTCGCCTGAAAGCCTTGATTGCGCTAGGCAAGGTCACGGAAGTGGGACTCTTTACTGAGCAGATTGAGGTCAAGAAGATTGAGATGTCGGATGCTGAAGTTGAGCAACGCATCAAAGATAAGTTGGCCAAGTTCATGGGAGTGATAGACGTGGTGGACGTTTCCGAGCGCCCAGATGATAGTCCACAAGAGAAGAATGATGGGCCAGATGGACTTTGAGCAGTTCACATCTATTAGCAAGGTGGAGCTTGAGGCCATCCAGAAGGCGCTGCCTTTCATGAGTCTGAAAGACAAAATTGAGTTGCTCGACGATATAGAGGTGCGCGAACGTCGCGCTAGCCTTACAGCCGCTAAGACGAACATGTTGGGCTTTGCTACATCTGTGTACCCCGGGTTTAAGATTGGCCCCCACCACAGGAAGCTGGCTAAGATCTTTACGGACGTGGTCGAGGGTAAGAAGAAGCGGGTGATTATCAACATCGCGCCACGTATGGGTAAGTCTGAGTTCTCCTCTTACCTGTTCCCAGCGTACTTCCTTGGCAAGTATCCCAACAAGAAGATCATCATGGGCACGCACACTGCGGGTCTGTCGGAGGACTTCGGTCGGCGTGTACGTAACTTGATTGACTCTGAGGAGTACCGTGATGTATTTCCGCAAACCTTGGTGGCAGACGATCAGAAAGCTGCCGGTAAATGGTCTACAAGCGCTGGCGGTCAGTATTATGCTGCTGGTGTCGGGGGCGCTCTTGCTGGTCGTGGTGCTGATCTGTTCGTTATTGACGATCCTCATTCCGAGCAGGACGTTAAAGTCAATAGTCGACTGGCTTTTGATACCGCATGGTCGTGGTTCCAGACCGGGCCGCTACAACGGTTGATGCCGGGCGGTGCGATCATCATTGTGATGACGCGTTGGTCGCTGCTAGACCTGACTGGGCGCTTAATTGACTACCAGTCGAAGAATCCTGACTCGATTCCGTGGGAAATTGTGGAGCTTCCGGCCATTTTGAACGAGGACGAGGACAACGAGAAGTCGCTTTGGCCCGAGCAGTGGCCACTTGAGAGCTTAAAAGCTACAAAAGCGTCGATTGACCCCCGATATTGGAACGCGCAGTACATGCAGCAGCCCACGTCTGAGAACTCAGCCATTGTTTCACGCAAAATGTGGCGTATTTGGGAGCCGGATGACCCGCCAAGGTGCGAATACATCATCCAGTCGTGGGATACGGCGTTTGAAACCAAGAATACATCCGACTATTCCGCCTGCACAACGTGGGGCATCTTTTACAACGAGGAAGAGAATGACTCCCCCCAGCTTATCTTACTGGATGCGTTTAAAGATCGCATGGCTTTCCCTGAGCTTAAGGTGGTGGCGCTTAAGCAATACAAGGAGTGGGAACCTGATGCGTTCATTGTGGAGAAAAAGGCATCAGGGGGGCCGTTGATTCAGGAACTGCGGGCATTGGGCATACCTGTGCAGGAGTTCAGCCCATCACGCGGCAACGACAAGATGGTGCGAGTGAACGCTGTTGCGGATTTATTCAGCAGTGGTAAAGTCTGGGCACCTGACACACGCTGGGCACGGGAAGTGATTGAAGAGTTGGCCGCGTTCCCAGTTGGGGAGCACGACGACTACGTGGACACGACAACACAGGCGCTGCTACGCTTTAGGCAAGGCGGTTTTATTGCTTTAGACACGGACGAGAAAGACGACCTTGAAATCTTTCGCCGTAGGAAACACGAATACTACTAGGACTACACATGGCAACGAATATTGACAAAGCGCTGTACCAACAACCCGTAGGCATTGACGCGCTGGGCGAACAAGAGTCACCACTAGAAATTGAAATTGTTGACCCCGAAGAAGTCACCATTGGTATGGACGGGATGGAGATCACCATCACGCCCGGAGAAGATGACGATGAAGAAGGCTTTGACGATAACTTGGCCGAGTACATAAAAGATGGTGCCTTGCAGTCGCTGGCTGGTGACTTGGTGTCTGACATTGACAACGACAAGAATGGCCGCAAGGATTGGGAAAAGACGTACGTTGACGGTTTGAAATTGCTGGGCTTGCAGATAGAAGAACGCACAGAACCTTGGAACGGCGCGTGTGGTGTGTTCCACCCCATGATTACCGAAGCGGTTGTGCGCTTCCAAGCAGAGACAATCACTGAGACATTCCCAGCCCGAGGCCCGGTGCGTAGCAAACTCATCGGCAAAGAAACGCCAGAGTTGAAAGAAGTCGCGGCCAACGTTCAAGACGACATGAACTACGAGTTGACGGAAGTCATGACGGAGTACCGCGGTGAACACGAGCGCATGCTCTGGTCATTGCCAGCCACGGGCTCTGCGTTTAAGAAGGTGTACTACGATCCCAATTTGGGACGTCAGGTGTCGATGTTTATTCCTGCGGAAGATATGTATCTGCCGTACGGCACAACAGATTTAGATACTTGCTACCGCATCACGCACGTCATGCGCAAGACCAAGAACGAGATCATCAAACTTCAGCAAGTTGGCTTTTACCTCGACATTGAGTTGCCTGACTCACCTAAAGACTTGACAGACATTCAGAAAGCCAAGGACAAAGAGACCGGTTTTAGTGACTTGAACGACGACCGCTACACGCTTTATGAGTGCCATGTAGATTTAAACCTTGAAGGTTACGAAGACAAAGACGACTCTGGTGAAGAGACCGGCATCATGCTGCCGTACGTTGTCACGCTGATTAAAGGCTCTAACGACATCCTGTCAATCCGCCGCAACTGGAAGGAAGAAGATGACCTCAGACTCAAGCGCCAGCACTTTGTGCACTACCAATATATCCCGGGTTTTGGAGCTTACGGCTTTGGACTTTTCCATCTTATCGGAGGCTTTGCTAAATCCGCCACATCCCTCATGCGACAACTTGTCGATGCAGGAACGCTTAGCAACTTGCCCGGTGGACTCAAGACACGGGGCCTGCGCATCAAGGGTGACGACACGCCAATCGCACCCGGAGAGTTCCGTGATGTAGATGTAGGCTCGGGCACGATCCGTGACAACATCTTGCCGCTCCCGTACAAGGAGCCAAGCCAGACGTTGTTTAACTTGATGCAGACCATCGTTGATGAAGGTCGTCGCTTTGCCGCGACTGCTGACATGAAGGTGTCTGACATGTCTGCGCAAGCTCCCGTTGGTACAACGCTTGCGTTGTTGGAGCGTCAGTTAAAGGTGATGACTGCGGTGCAGGCTCGTGTGCACTTTGCACTCAAGCAAGAGTTCAAACTCTTGAAGAACATCATCCGCGACTACACAGACGCGGACTACACATACACACCCGAGTACGGCACTCGCAAAGCTAAGAAAGCCGACTATGACTTGGTGGATGTTATCCCCGTGTCAGACCCCAACGCTGCGACAATGTCTCAGCGCGTTATCCAGTACCAAGCTGTGATTCAGATGGCGCAGATGGCTCCGGACATCTACAACTTGCCTGAACTCCACCGCGGTATGTTGAACGTCTTGGGCATCAAGAACGCAGAGAAGCTTGTGCCGATTGAAGAAGACATGAAGCCAATTGACCCAGTGCAAGAGAATCAAAACGCACTTAAAGGCACGCCACTTAAAGCGTTCCTGCACCAAGATCACGCTTCACACATCCAAGTGCACATGATGCTGATGCAAGACCCGATGATTCAGCAGTTCATTGGACAAAACCCACAGGCTCCCAAGATCATGGGTGCAATCACGGCGCACATTGCAGAACACGTTGGTTACAAAATGCGTCAGCAGATTGAGCAGCAGTTGGGTATGCCGTTGCCTCCCGAAGACGAGAAGTTGCCACCGCAGATTGAGATTGCATTGTCGGGCATGATGGCTCAAGCGGCCAACCAAGTACTGATGCAGAACCAAGCGCAGGCGGCGCAGATGCAGGCACAGCAGCAGATGAAAGACCCTGTGTTGCAGTTGCAGATGCAGGAACTTCAACTCAAAGCACAAGAGGTAGAGATCAAAAAGCAGAAACTGATGATGGACGCCAACATTGCTTCTGATAAACAAAAGTTGGAAGAACAAAAAGTTAGTGGCCGCTTGGAACTCGACGCCCTCAAAGTGGGTGCACAAATTAAAGAGTCTCAAGCCAAAGTTCAATTTGAACAAGAACGTGCCGGTGTCCAAATGGGCTCCGATATCGCAAAGAGTAAAGCCCAGATGGATTTACAAGCGCGTACTGCTGCGCTTCAAAATAGCAGGAACCAAGGTTCTAGAAAATGATCCAAGACTTCGTACGCGTATTACGTGAAAAAATACGCACTGACATGAACAACTATGCCGATGACTTGGCTGGGGGTTCATGCCGTACTTTTGAAGAGTACCAAAAACTCTGCGGGATTATTCAGGGTCTAGCCCTCGCAGAGCGTTATCTACTTGACCTTGC